AACCAACTGTGTACCTTGTGCAGCAATCCTCAACCCACGATCGTCTTTCATATCAGCTATGTTGATAAGAATTGACTCTAGTGAAGTTTCAGACAAGTCTGCAGCAGTTGCCAAGACATTAGACTGATTGCCATTAGTGGTTGGGTGAGATGCACTTAAAAGTACAACCCCATCACCACCAGTGTAACCAGCAGTCTGAGAGTTATTTAAGATGTTTGCAGCTTTGATTTCTTTAGTAGAAGCCATTGAGCGTGCAAGTGCCTTAGTATAACGAGAAGCAATTGAGCCATACTGGCCATCTTCTTCAGCTTCCTCAGTAATTGAGAATGCCAAAGCAATTGTTTCATGCTGATATCTAGCAGTCCATTGCTGGCTACCTGTATCATAACTAATTGCAGCACCTTCATCTTTAGTTGGTGCGGAACCAAAACCCTGCAACAACACATCTTCCTCAAAAGCTTTACTTGAAGTGTTTGAAGAAAATACTGCTGAATATTCTGCTGGGTATTGATCATATTCAAGACCAAAAAGAGTATTTAGTCCTGGCTCTAAGGTTTTAGCAAATTGTGCTCTATTCATCGCCATTTTTCATACCCTCCTATATACCTGCGCCATCTTTTAGGATGTGCTCATTAATTAGCACTTCCATGATAGCGTTGGCTCCGAAAGCATTGTCTGGTGATTCCCAAAGACCAATGATCTTACAGGTAGCAGTACCTGCTGCCATAGTTCCTGAAATTTCAAAACCTGATTGACCAGTCGTTGTTGAACCTGCACCAGCCACAACATCAGCACAATTACCGATGTTAGTCTGAGCAGTTGTTCCTGCGGACTGTACTTTATATACAATATATGGATCATCATATATGTATGCGATAATATTTGTAGCAGTAGTGCCTGTCGGCCAGTACTGACTATAAACATATGAACCATCTGAGGCAGTATATGAACATCCTGCGAAGACACCGATATTATTGGTTTCTGTTGCAGTATGTGGAGTTAAAAGCCCAGTGTTAATGAGAATACAAAGATCACCTGTAAAGATATTCTCTGCAAGCCCACTAGCAAGCGTGTACTTATTAGCTCTTGGTACATTACCACTCATATGGCGAACTGGGACAAACCCAAAGGCTGCATCTACATTAGCCATTTTTCGCTCCTTTCAGCGTAAAGTTAATCATCCATAACAGAGAGATCCCTGCCACGGCTCGAAGAGGACTCACGATTCTGAAAAATCGATTGTCCAGTTTTCCGTCCTAACGCATCAAGGTCGCCTGCAATTGATTCGTTCGCTTCTACACTCCTATTATTGTAATAAGCCTTCATTGCTTTGTGCTTCTCAATAGGCATTTCACAAAGCAACATGCCTTCAATTCCAATTGACCCTGCCCACTGTCCGTGATTGATAGTCGGAAACAACTTTTCTTTCACACTGTCGGCAGAGCGTGGTTCCCAGCCTTCACGCATACGTTTATATACGTTGTCTGGGGTTTCTTTACCCTGAATCGAGGTAGCTATCCATCGCTGGGTGTATCCTGGACGAGGTTCGGGTGCATCCAACAATGATGGTGGTTTCCACGCAGTATCTGGGCGAGATTGCTCATCTCTGGTGGAAGTTCGAGTTTCGCTTGCTCGCACGTTTCTTTTCTCAGTCATGACTGGCTCCTTTGCTGACGTTTGATTTCTGCCTCATATTTTTTAAGACTTGCTTCATCTGTTATACCAAGTTCCCTTGCCATTCTAAGTTGATCCTGCGACATGCGGACTCTATTGCCCTTATAAGATGAGCCACCTGTAGTTGGTGCGACTGGAGACCTACTTTTTGCTCTAGTCTTACTTGGACTTGAACCTGAGTTTAACTCAGGAAACATAGAAAGTAAACGATTATTTAAATTTTGGTAATAATCGTCCGAATTTTTGTCATAACCTTCAAGATCTAGCTGAACATCAATTGCTCTTGCAGCAGCAGTCTCTCTTTCAAAACCAGCAGAATTAAACCACCTATTTTTCTGCCACCAGTCCATAGCTTTGGGTGGAGCAGGATTCTGAGCAGTTTGTTGGGCTCTGCCTACTGTTGGGCTTGATGCTTGCTGAGCACGTTGTTGTTTCTGCATTTCAGCGATTCGAATCGCAGCACGCATGTCAGCTAACTGTTCTTGGAAGTTGACTTGGGCATTTGTATCCCCTTCTTCAACTGCTTTGGTCAATGCAGCCTTAGTTTGGGCATATCTTTTCTGAAAATTGTTTTCAGCAGTTTTCTGAGAGCCTTTTTCTAGTCGAGAAAGCCTTGCTTCCAGTTGAGAATTCTGCTCTTGCATTTGACGAGCCTGTAACTCTGCTTCCCTGCGTTGGTCAACGAGCTTTTTGATTCTTTTCTGGACTTTTTCACCATATTCTGGTGTTTCTTCCTCTTTTTCCTCGGCAACATCTTTTGCCTCTTCTTTAGGATCATCAGTTATTTCTATTTCAAAATCTCCAGGATCAGCTTTCGCTTTTTTGATCTCATCTTCGATTTCGCCTATTACTTCTTCTTTTTCCATGGTAGCGTTCTCCAAGTTATGTCGCTAAATAAGCAGTGACTTCAACTTCTTCAGGCAAAATAGACGTTAATTCGTCGTCATTTAGCAAAAGAAGCCTTACACCATTAATTGTTACTTTCTGACCTGCGTATTTGCCATAAGTAACTCGATCCCCAACTTTTGGGGTTTGCTCCATCTTCCATTTATCTCCTGTATCACGATCCCGAAAAGCAAGTTCGCCCATTTTCGCAACACGACCATGAGCAGTTAAATACTCTTCATTGTCTTTTGAAATTGAAGGCAAGTGAATTCCACCTTTTGTTTTCATTTGTGCTTGATGGGGTTGAACAAGAACTTTCCAGTTTAATGGAGTTGGGAGTTCTTCAGTAGTAATTTCCGAATCTGTTGATTCGTCTTTGTATGCATGTTGATGAGACATGTTTAATCATCCTTTTCTAATTTTTTTAATGTTTCGCTGATAATTTCAGAGGCTTGTTCTAAACCTTCCGCAATACCAACGTGTTTATTATAAGATTCAAAGTCAGAAACCCGACCTTCAATCATCGCTTCGGCTATCTCTAGCCTTTTCTCCTTCAGATTCTTTTTTATCTTCTGGAGTAATTCTGTCACTGTCATTTTTAACACCTCCTGACATAGAAACGCCAGTTACAAAAACAGTAACATCTTTTTTATGATCTGACATTAATATCCTTTCTTTTTACCTTTTTTCTTTTTGCCCATTTTCTTTTTGCCTCCTTTCTTTAAAAGTGTTTTAAATTTAGTTCTGTTCATCTGGCAATCCTCCTAATGTGCCCAATGGTACTCCTAAAATTGATAGATATTTAAAAATATCACTCATTTTACCAACCTCTTTGCCTCCTTTTCCAGGAATTTGCAGACTGCTTTGCTCGGTATAAGCTTTTGCACTTTCAGGAAGGTCACTAGCGAGCTTTGCTCCTTTTTTAGGAATAACTCTTACAAGATTTCTTAATGCACCTAAAGCTTCCTTTGCTCTGTTACGATGCCGACCATCGTGCATAACAAATTGAGCAATATCGTCTGTATAAGGAGTTTCAAACTCTAATAAAGGAACTTGTCCTATTGCTGTTCCCTGTTGAACATCTTCCATATACTTACCAACTGTTTTATCTACTTGTTCAGCTATGTAAGGATCTTCTGTCCTTATCTGTGCAGCAATTTTGCGGAAGTCAGTCGGATCGATAATAGCAACATCAGAATCGCCTCTATTGGCGTCTTTTAAAATAGAATAAAGTTCGTTTTTTTCAAACAAAGTAAAAGCTTCAGGCATCTCGACTTCTAAATTAGAAAGTTTCGTGCCCATCTCTTCTGCAACTTCATCTGCAGGTCTTCCTAGCTTATCAGCCAAAGAAGCAACCCAGCGAAAAGCTGTATCGCCAAGTTCAGCTAATATTTTTCCTTTGCCCATTATCTATTTTCTTTTTTTGCTATTTCGTTTCCAGCTATATCTAATTCATTACTTCCATAAAATTTTTCCCAAAGATCATCTTCAAACCAGCCTTCCCCAGATTCATCTCCGAGACCAAGTTTTTTACCAACTTCTGGATCTCCCTCAGCACCAGATCTTAGATATGTTTCCCAAACTTTTGTGTTTTTTCTTGTAACTGAATCAGCCTCATCAATAAAATCTATTATTTCATCATTTGTATAACCAAATTCTCTTTGAAGGAAATCTAATTCATCTGCCATATCATTATTAGGAGAAAGCATATCTAATTCATCTGCAGTTTCTGCTTTATTTTTTAACTGGAAATATTTTTTTGCTTTATTAAGTTCTGATGAAAAATTTTCAACACTTTCTTTCATCGTTTCAGTTCCATATTGTGGACCTTTACCAAAGTCCGTCATATTCATCAAGTCATTAATAACATTTATTTTTGAAGGTTGTCCTTCATTTTTCACAATTATACCTGTAACTTTTCTTACAACAGGTTTAACAGCAGGAATATCTGAAACTGGCATAACATCCTCAATAATTTTACCAGCAGGAACTTCACTTAAAGCACCAACTGCGAGAGGTGCTGCAGCAATTTTTGTCATTGCACTTCTTCTGGATGGATCA